ATGAGTGGACAATATAAAATAATGTATAGTTCTATGGATCAATTTTATGATCAGACAAACGGGCGCATGGCAGAATGGGTCAGTCAGTTAGAACCGTGGGTTAAGGCGTGTGAAAATCTTGGAAATATGGAATGTTATCAAGGAAAAAGCGCGGAGTCTGTTAAAACGTATCTGAAAGAAGTGCATATGACGCTGCTTACTTCTATACAGCAGGCAATACAGTTATATAGGACAAAATATCTTTTTTACCGTGAAGGATATTATGATATGGAAGGGGACTTATATGCAGTCATTCCCCAGAAGACGTTACTTTCTGTAAAAGACCGGATGAAAACAGAGATCGAAGACGTATCTGATTCTTCTCTAATAGTACAAACAAGTTTGTTAAATGTATCGGATCTTATTGCTTTGCAGGCGCCTAATTCGTATTATTTAAAAGATTCTATGGAAGAAGTAAAGCAGAATGTAACAGACTTCAATCAAAATATTATAGATTATGAAGCGCAGCATAAGTCAGAAGCAAACGGGGAATTGGCAGATCTGCTTCAGTCATTATTTGCAACGCTTACAGAATATTATACAAACGGAACGAATGTGACATCGTATCAGTCGGGAGACTGTTTCGGAAATTCACATATGCCGGAGCTTTGTCAGCATGTACTGACAGCGAATGAGTATTTGAAAGAAAATGCGGAAGAGATCGAGCTTGCAGAAGTAAAGATGCAGGAAGTATTCGCACAGCAATATGAAGATGCGTGTAAGGCAAGAGAAGAGGAAGGCGCAATAAAATTGCTGACAGGAGGCGCTGCGGCAATTACCGGAATCTTGGCAATCGTCGGAACTGGAGGGATGGCAACTCCGGTTGTGATAGGCGTATGGGTTACAGGAGGATCGACCGCTCTCTATGGGGCGAGTAAAGCGATAGAGGGCATTCAGGACGTTCATTATGGAAGAGCTAAAGATCTGACAAGTAAGTCTTTTAATTTTATCAGAGATACAGTATTTCAGGGGAATCAAGAGGCATATGACGCATGGGGAAATATAAATATGATGGTTGCGGGTCTTTTAGTTCCTATTGGTCAAGGAACTAAGGCGGGGGCCGGTCTTGGAGTAAAGGCAATCGCGCGCGAAAGCGCGAAACGAGTAGCAAAAGAGGCTGTAAAAGACATGGCGGTTGATTTTACTGCCGAAACTATGACAAACTGGGCGCGTGAAGAGCTGGATTTGGGCGACTTTCAGACGGAACTTCTTAAAACAGGACTTGAGTTTGGATTGGATAAAGGACTTGATAAGGTGGGAAGTAAACATGTTCCGTTTACAGATGATATGACATTTTCAGAGGCGAAACGGTATAATCAATCGATGCAGAACATGGAAAGCGGAAAACATAACCCTCCGGGACTATCTGATGCAGATATGGATGCGTGGGATTTTGCAAATCAGAAAGTGTCCGAGCATATAGCGGTGAAGAAAGTTGATCACAATGAAGTGATAAAAATCCGTTCAGAGTATGCGAAAAAACAGGAAAGCTTTTTGCATCCAAAGACAGATGCAGACAGCGCAAAGACTGCGACATTTACAAATCAGGAAGCAGAAGATCTCGCATTTGGCGCAATAAAAGGAAAGGGTAAATCGGATGCCGTCGTGCTTGGTAAGTTTGAGGACGGAAAATCGACTTCATATGATAAAATAGCGCAAGAATATGACGCACAGTATTATAATTTGGATGAGTGGGATGAGCTGGCAAAAACGTATTCGAGAGATGAAATGTGGAAAGTAAATGAGAAATTTCTTGATATTGAAATCGCGTCGGGAAGAGATATATACTTATCTCATGATCCGGCGAAATTCAGCGGAGACGGAAGTTTTTTTGCGAAAGAGATCGAGTATTTGCGGCAACATGATAAGTTTTAGAATGAAAATCGACAAGAGGTTATAAAGCCTCTGCCGATTTTCTTTTTTTATAGGAAACAGCAGAAAAGAAGAGCGTGCAGAGCGTAAAACTCTGGCACGCTTATTTTTTTACCATAAAAGCGAATGAGGACGGAAAGGAGCATAGAACATGGCAAAACGAAAGTACAAGCGTCTGCATTACGAGGACAGGCAGACCATAGAGGCTATGAGTAAGCAGGGCAGCAGTGTAAGCGATATTGCAGAGGTGCTGGGAACACATAGGGACACAATTTATAGAGAGTTCAAACGCTGCAACGCCACACTGAAAACCTACACGGCGGCAGCGGGGCAGCAGGCATTATAAACCAGAAGAACAAAAGAGAGGTAAGGCACATGAAAAAAGTAGATTTTAACAAATTGCAGGCGGGCGACTTAGTACAAGTACCACGTACACAGTTTGCGCCTATGCGCAGTGGGTGGAACGGCTGGCTATTCAGTGAGGCGGTAGTAATAAGAAAGGGAGTAGGAAGAAAAAGCAAAAGGAACGTAGTTGTAGTGGAAATGAGAACACCAGCAGGAAAGAACAACTACGGAACTATAAAGGCAACATTTTACGCAGAGAATGTTTTTACCACGCCAGCAGCAAAGAACGCAAGAAACATTTTGAAGAAATACGGAATAGAGGACGCAGAGGGCTTTTACAAATTCATTGAGCGGGACGACGTAACGGGCTGCGATTGGATAAGGTTTTTAATAGAGAAAGGCTTTTTATTTAATGAGTAGGCGGCAGCAGCCGCCACGAGTGCCGTTAGTTCAGTGGTTAGAGCAGCCGCCTCATAAGCGGCAAGTCGTGGGTTCAAGTCCCACACGGCACATTGCGTAGCAGGCATGGCGAGCCTGCGGCAGAGGGCAGCAGGCTAATAGCTGCAATCTGTATACCGTGGAAAAATAGCGGCGGTCATACCAGCCAGAAAGTATGTGGACGGTCAACAGGTTTTCAGTTGCTTTTTAATGCGAAAAGCAGCCCGCACGGTAAAACCAAACGCCAGAACAGGAGAGCGGCACACATGGAAAGACAGAGAGCGCCGCCGAAAGGAAGAGAGGCAGAGAATGGCAGCAGAGACATTGATAGTAGAGGACGCATACCAGAGAGGCTATGCAGATGCCATAGCAGATATGCGAAAGAAAAAAGAGCAGAGGCGGCAGCGGGAGCAGGCAAAGAAAGCCCGCCGCTGGTATTTCATTAAGCAGAAAGCCTACGGGCTTGCAATGCTGGCAGTTACCGTGCTGGCAGTATGGGCGACAGAGGGAGATATAACAATAGCGGTTATTACCGTACCGCTGGGGCTTATGTGCATTTTTAGTAAAAAAATGCTGATAGTAGACAACTACTATTTTGAGGCAGAAAAGGGGCAGACATGGGTATAACAAGGACGGTAACTACACAGGTGTATTGCGACGTATGCGGCAAGTGGGTAATTGGCTGGGAAAGCGAGGAAACAGGAGTAAGCAGAGAGTGGGCTAAGTACCATGCAAGGTGTAAGGGCTGCACAGCTGGACAAAAGGTTATATGCAAAGAGTGCCGGATAAAGCAGCGTATAAAAAAATGCAGTTTGCAGAAAAAATGGGGCGCAGCCGGAATGGACGGCGGCGCTTGTCTGGGATTTTCACACGACGGGGACGACGAGCCTATAGAACGCTGCAAGCGTTGCATAGCCTACACAAGTTTTGACTGGGACGAGGAAAAAGAAAGGCTGAAACTATGAGGAAACAGAAACGACAGACAGTTAAGAAACTGATACAGTGCGCAGCCATTATAGCAGCAGGCGTGCTGGCAATCATTTTGTTTATGTGGGTTATCTGGTGCAGAGGAAAGAACAGCGAGCCAGTGACGGACGAACAGGTAGCAGCGCAGATGCAGCAGGCAGAGCCGCTGGTTATTGAAACGCCAGAGGCAGCCACAGAGGGCAGTATAAGAGTATACGACTATGACGGCTGCTGTATTTATTCCTACTACGGAAAAATTCGGATAAACAACGACGGTAAGAACGGCAAGGACATTGATGTAGAGACAATAGGCTACTTAGAGGGCTACCAAGAGCATAAGGACGAAAGCGAGGCAGGCAATGAGTGAGGTATACATACGCAGCCAGAATAAAGAAAAGCTGTATAGACTGGGCGGTAATTACGCCTGCGTAGAGTACGGAGAGTATGAGGACGTAAAGAAAAAGAGAGGCGGCGCAGAGGCAGACAAAAAGCGCCACGTAATTTGCATAAGTGACGGGTGCTTAGAGGAAATCGGAGAGTATGCAACAAAAGAGCGCTGCTTAGAGGTTTTGGACGAGATACAGAAAGCGTGCGTAAGCTATCTGTTTACGGCTGGCGGTGCAGCCGTAATAAGGGGCGGCATGGACGTACAGCCGTTTGCAGCAGTAATACCGAGGCTGTACGAAATGCCGGAGAAGTAGGAGAGGCAGACAGTGACAGTAAAAGAATTTATAGGCACGCTGGAGAGTTCAGACCGCCTGCGCATTATTGAGGGCAAAGCAGAGGTTTACGTAGGGTATCTGGCAGCGTTCAAACCGTTTGCAGACCACGAGATAAGCGAGGAATACCGAAAATACAGCGAGCATGAGGTAAAGAAGTTTAGAGCAGTGCCGGAGATAACGCACAGACGCTGGAAAGAGCTGGGGCTTATGAAACCATTAGAGCCAGACCAGACAGCACAGTATAAGTTTAGTGATTTGCAGATGTCACTTTACTACACCATATACATACAGGAAAGGAAAGGGCAGGAAGTATGACAAAGAAAAAGCCGGATTTTTTACGGGATTTAGATACTGCAATCATGGACGAGCTTACAGGTGGCGGTATCAAGGAAAATGCAGCGGGACTGGTAGGAACGCTTACACAGATTAAGGAAATTAAGCAGCTATGCGGGCTGCCGTTTTGTGGTTATATGGCAAAGGTAGAAACGGTAAGACCAAGCGGCGTGCCGGACGAGGTAACGGTAGTATTTGCAGAGGACGTACCATACAGAGCTTGCAGCGGCATAGAGTTTGACGTTATGCAGGAATTTGTAGAGGGCAGCAGGCTTTTACTGACGGGCAAGGTGCAGACGCTTAAGGACTTCCAGAGCGGTAGACTGCTGGTATATATTCTGGCAGATTTTGTGGCGGTATCAGAAAAGGCAGTAGAGCAGGACGAGGTAGCAGTAAGAGGCATTATAGAAAATACGCCAACACACAGAGAAACGCCGAGAGGCAAGCGCATTACTGATATTACGGTAAGGGTAAGAAATGAGCTTACAGGCGGCAGCTGCTATTTACCGTGCATCTGCTGGCAGGAACAGGCAGACGAGGCGGCGCAGTGGCAGCAGGGCGATACTGTAGAGCTGCTGGGGCGGTATCAGAGCCGCCAGTATGAAAAGGTGCTTGACGCAGCCACAGGAGAAAGAGAACAGCGTACAGCTTATGAGGTATCGGTACGGCTGATTAGAAGAAAGGAAGAGGCAGAAAATGAGCGTTGAACGCATTGGTAAGGGCTATGTAAAAATCTGCGTGAGTGAGGAAGAGTTAGAGAACAGCATAGCTGGGCTTAGCCAGTTAAAACCTATTTTGCAAACGCAAGTAATGAAAGGGAATGGAAGAAACACAAAGCAGGGGCTTATTGACGCAGCAGAGCTGGGAAAACATTTTGATACGGCGATAGATGCAATGACTATGCTTTTGGCTGGGTTTAAGGAAGAAAGCGAGGTACAGAATGAAGAGTAAAACAATTTTAGGAGCAGACGGCGCAACAAAAATGCGACAGATTACAGTAGGGATACACGGAAAGGGCGGCGAGGCAGGCATAAAGGCAATACAGCAGCTTGCAGGCATGGTGGACAGCTTAAAGCAGTGCCAGACACCGCAGGAAGTATACGACAGATATTTACAGATTACGGGGTATTGTAAATGTTGCGTTGATTGTAATTTTATAGACCAAAAGGGAGCAGACGAGCTGATGTGCTTAGCAGCATATCTGGCAGGAAATGAACAGGCACGGGCAGAGGCACAACAGAAAGCGGGTAAAAAGGCATGAGAAAGGTTTATATATGCAGCCCATACAGGGCGAAAGACGGCGCAGAGCTGGACAGAAACATAGATTATGCGCAGCAGCTGACACGGCAGGCGTTAGAGGCGGGCTTAGCACCCATTACGCCGCATTTATATATGACGCAGTGCATGGACGATAAAAAGCCGGAAGAGCGGGCAAGAGGTATAGCTGCGGGGCTTACGTTGTTGAAAAGCTGCGATTTTGTTATTGCTGGCGTGAAATACGGCATAACAGAGGGAATGGACAGAGAAATACATACAGCAAATATGCTGGGAATTGCGGTTATAGATGCAAACCAGATTAAGCGGCATCTGGAATACGAGGAAAAGCGGAAGGAGCGGGCGGCGAGCGATTACGCAAAGTTGCATAGCTGCGAGTTTTGCAGGGGCAGCAAATTATACAGCTGCACGGGCTACGATTGCAGAGAGCCGTACAGACGGGCTTATGAGTATGCCTTAAGCCGCATAGGAGAGCGGCAGGAAACATGAAAAAAATAAAAGCGCCTACGGTGGGGAAACACCATAGGCGCTAAGCTATACAGCTTTGAAATACTATAAAAATTATAAGCTATGTATGGCGCAAAGTCAAGAAAATTAACGGGCGGGCAGCCCGTTTTAACACTTGATAAAAGTATTAACGAACCGACAGAGAGGTAGATATATGCCATACGTAGAGAGGGTAACAAAAGCGGGGAATACGATAGAGATAGAGAGGTACTTTACCAGCAGATACAAAAAGAAAGGTATCAGCAGAGGGGATAAGGTAAAGCCAACAAAAGAAGAGCAGGAGAAAGTAAACACCAGACAGGCAGAGAGAAAGTTAAGGATACTCATAAATGCGAACTATGGCTATGGGGACTACCATTTAGTGCTTGATTATATCCGCAGGAAAGGGCAGCCAGACAGAACGCCGGAGCAGATGCGGCAGGACATAGACGTATTTTTGAGGGAGTGCAGAAAGGAGTACAGAAAAGCAGGGTTAGAGTTCAAATACATACACGTTATGGAGATAGGCAAGAAAGGTGCGAGGCATCACCACCTTGTAGTAAATAAAATTGACACAGAGATTTTACAGCGCTGCTGGTATAAGGCATACGAGGGGCATAACAGGGTTAAGGTATTCCCTCTGGACGACAGCGGAAACTATGCAGAGCTGGCAAACTATTTAATTAAATACACAGGAACGCATAAAAAGGGTACTGACGGAGCATTACAGGGCAAGCGCTGGAATTGCAGCAAGAATTTGGTAAGACCAGAGCCAGAGTATCACATAATTTCAGACCGTGAGTATTTCAAGAAAGAGCCAAAGGCAATAAAGGGCTATTACGTGGATAAGAACAGCGTGAGCATGGGCGTACATAGTCCAGAGTATTACGGCTATGGGTATTTAAGATACACCTTAGTAAAAATAACGGATAGGGGGGGCTGAAATGCAGATAATCAAGGGCATTGCCATTGCAGCAGTGTTGATAATAGCCGGACTGCTGGCGCTGATTGTGGCAGCGTATCTGGCGCTTAGAATTGCGGCGGCTATTTTTGAACAGCAGGAGAGCTGGAAAGACAACGGCAGCAGAAAGGGCAGAAAACATGATAGAAAAAATTAAATACTGGTTATTCCAGAAAGGCAAGGACTGTAAGCGCTGCTGCCTACGGTGCAGATATTACGATATATGCCGCTGGGACGTACTGGGAAATGCAGGACTACAAAGCGAGGAAACAATAACGCTTTTGGCGATAGAGAACAGCAAGCCGCATAAGGACGGGCTGCTTTTCAGAATTTGCCAGTATGTAGAATTTAAGCAGAAAGCGAGGCGAGAAAATGAGAAACTTTAGACTGGACGACGAAAGCGGGCATCAAGAGGCATTATTTAACTGGGCTGCATACAGAACAGGGCTTATGCCGGAGCTGCAATATATGTATCATGTGCCAAACGGCGGCAAACGTGATGCGGCAACAGCAGTGGCGCTTAAGAGGCAGGGCGTAAAGGCTGGCGTGCCGGATATTATGTTACCAGCTGCAAGGGCTGGGTATCACGGGCTTTACATAGAGCTTAAGGCAGGCAAGAACACGACGACAAAGAAACAGAAAGAGTGGTTAGAGTATCTGCGGCAGCAGGGTTATTATACCGCCGTCTGCTATGGTTGGCAGCCAGCAGCGCAGCTGATAGAGCAGTATTTATTACATTCAGACGAGCTTACAAAAGAGCAGGAAACAGTAACCATGCGTTAGAGGCGACGCAGGAAAGAGAGGCAAAGAATGAAAACAATAAGCATTTTGAATTTAAAGGGTGGCGTAGCCAAGACCTTTACAGCGGCAAACATGGCGTATGAGCTTTACAGGCGAGGCTATAGGGTGTTGCTGATTGACAACGACAAGCAGGGAAATTTAAGCAAGGCGTACAGCAGATATGACGCAGAAAACGTAGCACCAGTTACAAGGTTGTTGGCTGGGGACTGGCAGGGAGCAACAGAGCTGATACAGAATACAGATTACGTAGGGCAGCAGTGCTGCATAGATATTGTTACGTCGAATATGTCACTTTTTGGGGCTACGTGGAATTTGACAAAAGAGGACAGCGAGAACCAGACAGAACGCTATAAGAGATTTGCAGACATTATGGGCGGCTTTTATGATTACTGTATCATTGATAACCCGCCGGATATTGGGCTTAATGTCATAAATGCGCTTGCAATCACGGACGAGGTAATAGTACCCGTAAAGGTGGACGAGGACGCTTTAGAGGGGCTGGACATTGTGACAGAGCAGATAGAGGACGCAAAGGCATTTAACCCAGCATTAAAGCTGGCAGGCGTACTGATTACGTCATACCAGAACACAGACGGCGAGGCAGCAGGCGTAGAGTGGCTGGAACAAAAGACAGATTTTAATATTTTGGGTATTATTCGGTATTCCAAGAAAGTAGCAGAAAATACTTTCATGCGTAAGCCGATTTATGAGTATAGCCCATGCTGCGGAGCGGCGCAGGGGTACAAGAAATTTGTAACAGCGTATACAGGGAAAGCGAGGTAGCAAGCGTGGCACATAAAGAGAGATTATGCGTTTACTGGCATTGCCGCAGGACTGGCGGTACGGAGTGCTGGAACTGGGGCAGCAAATTTGCAGGGAAGAAATGCCCGAAAAGCGACGCTTGCGAGCATTGGAGAACGTGCGAAATGTGCAACGGAGTAATGGGACAGTGTAAGAAAAAACAAAGGATTGAGAAAGCGAGGTAGAGAATATGGCAAAGTTTGGTATTAACGACATTCTGAACGCAAAGACGAAAGCAGCAGGGCAGCAGGCACAGACGGACGGATACAAAGAGATTTATTTAAGCCCTTATGAGGTAAAGGCAGCGCAGGAGAATACACACCAGAAATTAGAGAACATAGAAGAGCTGGCAGACAGCTTTTTACACGTAGGACAGGAACAGCCTACAGTATTGGCGAGAGTAAACGGGGAATACCGTATAATCGACGGACACAGACGTAATGCGGCAAATATTTTGAACTTAGAGCGGGGACATAAAGAGTATGAGAAAGTGCTTTACCGCTTTATGGACATGAGCGAGGCAATGTATGAGCTGCGCTTATTGGCTGGCAACGGATATACGCAGGAACTTACAGCATATGAAAAAACCAGATTAGTAGAGCGTACCAAAGCGGCGCTTATCAGAGCCAAGGAAGAGGACGGCTTAGAGATACAGGGCAAAATGCGTGATTTAGTGGCGGCTATGATAAATGAGAGCAGCACAAACGTAGCCAGAATGGACGCAATCAACAACAACGCCACGCCGGAGATTAAAGAGCAGCTGAAAGAGGGCAATTTAGGTATCACTGCTGCATACGAGGCAGCCAAGCTGGACGAGGACGAGCAGAAAGAAATAGCGGAAAAAGCAGCAGCGGGCGAAAATGTGAGGGCAAAGGAAATAGCGGAAAAGGTAGCAGAGAAAAAGGCGGGGGACGATTACGAAACACCGCACCCAGAAAGCATAACATCTTTGTGCTATTCCTGCCAGAAATACAAGGACTGCAACGTAAAAACGGGAACGTGCCAGAAATGCGACCAGTACATAAATAAGGCAGAGGCTGAAAAGACAGACGAACAGCGATACAGCGAAGAGCAGGACGCTATAGACCGCCAGACAAAGAAAAAAATGCAGGAGCGGGCAGACACAGAAAAAATGGAGCATCTGCCAAGCGAGGGGAATATAGAGCATAAGCAGCATGAATTAAAGATAGTGGCATCTGATTACAAGGACGTAATAAGCGGGAAAAAGAGCTTTGAGCTGCGGAAGAATGACAGAGGATACAAACAGGGCGACAGCCTTAAAATGCTGGAATTTAAGGACGGTAAGCACACAGGGCGCACGATTGATGCAGATATTATTTATATGCTGGAAGATTATACAGGGCTTACAGAGGGCTACTGTATTCTGGGTATCAGAGTAACAGACTATACAGGTAAGGTGTCCGAAACGGACACGGAAAGCGGGGCAGAACATGAATAGACGGCAGCGGAAAAAGAAGAAAGCACAGGTATTTACAATTATTCTGGGTTGTACGGCGTTTTGCAAGGCAGAGCAATACGAGAAGATGCGGAAAAGCGTAGAATATCAGTTACGAACAGGCAGCGTGGTTATGCTGCCTGCATACTTGCACGTAGAGGCAATCATAAAGCAGCGAGGCGGCAGAAATATTGAGATTAAGCAGGAAAACGGGGTAGTAAATGTTTGAGTATATGGACGGCATAGTAGATGCAGTGGAAGAAATTGGACAGGCAGCAGTAGACGTAGCAGTATTTGTGACGATATGCACAGCAAAAGCGGTGTTGATAATAACAGCGCCAGTATGGATATTGCCGTATACGATATGGAGAAAGGGGCGTAAGCAGTGAAATACAGACAGTGGAAAAAGAACTATAAGAAAAAGCATGGAGTAAACCCGCCGTTAGAGCTGGACAAGCGAAAACAGCGCAGGCTTGCAAGAAAAATGGCAAGACAGATAAATAAAACCTTGCCAACAGCAGCTGAAACATTGACGGCAGCTATTAACCGCTGGGCGCAGAGTATAAAGCCAGCACTGGCGACATTATGCGAGAACGTAGCAGCGGCGTTTAGCAATATGGCAGCAGGATTGAGAGAAGAAAGCGAGGCGGTAGAAAATGACTAATATTTTACTGGGAATTATAGCACTGGAATTGCTGGCTATATTTTCAAAGCTGGACAAACTGGAAGAGAGGGGCAGAGAGAATGAATAACGTATCACTTACAGGGCGGCTTACAAGAGAGCCAGAGCTTAGATATGGCGGGCAGGACAATAGCACAGCTATTACCCGCTTTACGCTTGCGGTAGACGACGGGAAAGACACAGATTTTATAAATATTAAGTGTTTCGGACGTACTGCGGAATGGGCGCAGAAATGGTTAAGCAAAGGCAGCAGGGAAGAGGTTACTGGTAAGATTAAAACAGGCAGCTACGAGAGCCAGCGCACGGGCAGTAAGGTATATTACACAGAGGTTGTGGCAAATAGCGTAGGCTTCGGAGAGAGCAAAGCAGAGGCAGAGGCGAGAGGGCAGCAGCTGCCGGAGAGTGACGGGTTTATGAATATCCCAGAGGGAGCAGACGAAGAGCTGCCGTTTAATTAACAGAAAGCGAGGTACAGAACATGGAGCAGGAAGAAACAAAGACAACAGCGGCAACAGGGGTAGAAATGCCGCCAGAGGCTGAAAGCTGGGTACAGCTGCACGAAAACGAATTAACAGAGCTGATGCAGAAACAGGCAAAGGCTGCAATAACGGAACTGAAACGACAGGAAAAGCAGGAGCGAAAGAAAGAGAAATACCACAACACTTTTACGCTTATGAAATGCTACCGTGATGCGGTTTTCCATATTGAGAACGCAATAAGCGACGGGCAGCAGTTGGAGCTTAAGGGTATGACGGACGAGCAGCAGCGTACATACTTAGAGAGTATCAGACGAACACGTTTTAAGACATTGATAATGACAGCGCATATAGACAAGGCGGTAGAAGAGATAGAGCGCCGTAGAGAGGCAGCAGGCAGAGGCGTAGAGTACAAGGCTTTTGAAATGTATTTCATGCAGGGCATGGACTATGCGGAAATTGCAGAGCAGCTGGACACAGGAAAGAATACACCGAGGCGCTGGGTAACAGGTATCATAAATGAGCTGTCAGTATTATTGTGGGGGATTGATGAAGAGCGCACAGCTGGCGTGGTAAAGTAATGGTAAAAACGTGGTGTTTACATGGGAAAACAAAAGAGATACAATGGTAGCATGAAATGAGTAGGCGATAGCTTAAGCCATGTGCGGCAGCAGTTGCCTACTCTTTTTCTATTCATTCTTTAGCCTCCACCCAGCGCATGAAACTTAGGGCGCTGGGGAATGAAGAAAGAGAGGGGACAGTATGAAAGCATGGGCTAAGAGCTTTTATTTATCAGCGGCATGGGAAAAAACCAGAGCCGCTTATTTAATGTCACAAGATTATATTTGTGAACGCTGCGGGCAGCCCGCAAAGATAGTGCATCATAAGCGCTGGCTTAATAGAGAGAACATAAACGACATAAGCGTTACGTTGTGCTGGGATAACTTAGAGGCGTTGTGCCAAGACTGCCACAACAAGGAACACCACAAACAGGAGAGGCATAAGCGGTATCGGTTCGACGAGAACGGCGGCATACTCCCCCCATATCAGAAAAATAATTAAAGGGGGCGAATACCGAGGGGGATACCCTAAAATTACCCTACGGGCGTGCGCACGGGTGGTGTAGGGGGTGTGGTGCGGCGCAGGAATGGAAAGCGGGGTAAAGGAATGGCAACAAAGAAAGAGAAAACCAAAGAACAGAGGATAAAGACCGAAAAGACCAGACTTAAGGGAATTTTCAAGGACTTAGACGAAAACAAAAGAAAATTAGTAACGCCGCTGATAGAAAAGGCTGCATTTATGAGCGTTGAGCTGGACGACTTGCAGGCGAAACTTGAAAAAGACGGCTGGACGAGTGAGTACCAGAACGGGCAGAACCAGTGGGGAACAAAGAAAAGCCCAGAGGCAGAAACCTACATAGCGCTTAGTAAGAACTATGCAGCAGTGATTAAGCAGCTTACGGAATTAGTACCAGCTGCGAAACGAAAGACAAGCAGGCTGGCGGCTTTGCGGGAAGAGTAAGCAATATTGCCGCCTTATCGAAATTATATCTATGAGTACCACGCAAAGATTACAAGCGGCGAAATCATAGCGGGAAAATGGATAAAGAAAATATACGAAATCATTATAAACGGGCTGCAAAAGCAGGAGTATTTTTTTAATGCAAAGGCTGCGAATAAGGCTATACGGTTCATAGAGAACTTTTGCCACCACAGCAAGGGACGTAATGATTTAATCAAGTTGGAGCTATGGCAGAAAGCCATAGTTTCTGTTATTTTTGGCATACAAGACGCAGAAAAAATACGTATTTTCCGTGAAATTTTTATTGTAATTGGCAGAAAAAACGGAAAAAGTTTATTTGCATCTGCGATTATTGCATACATGGCGTACTTAGAGCCGGAGTACGGACAAGAAATATACTGCTTAGCGCCGAAATTAGACCAAGCGGCGCTGGTGTATGACGGATTTTATCAAATGGTACAGGCAGAGGACGAGTTAGCGGAGCTGGCAAAGAAACGGCGCAGCGATATTTATATTGCGGAGAGCAACACGGTAATAAAACCGATTGCCTTTAATGCCAAGAAGTCAGACGGATTTAACCCGCAGCTTGTGGTATGTGATGAAATGGCAGCATGGAGCGGGGACGCTGGACTAAAACAGTATGAGGTTATGAAATCCGCTTTAGGCGCACGTACTCAACCTATGATATTGAGCATAAGCACTGCCGGATATATTAACGACAGTATTTATGATGAACTAATGAAACGTAGCACAAGTTTCTTGAAAGGAAACAGCAAAGAGCGCAGGCTATTACCATTCCTTTACATGATTGATGATGTGGAGAAGTGGAACGACATAGACGAACTGAAAAAGGCTAACCCTAACATGGGCGTATCCGTAAAAGAAAGTTTCTTTATGGACGAGATAGCAGTAGCAGAGGGCAGCTTAAGTAAAAAAGCAGAGTTCCTTACAAAGTATTGCAATATCAAGCAGAACAGCTCTATTGCATGGCTGGAATATCAGACGGTAGAGAACGCCGGAGTAGAAAAGACCTTAGAGGACTTTAGGGACTGCTACGCAGTGGGTGGTATCGACTTAAGCCAGACAACGGACTTAACGGCAGCCAGTGTGGTTATTCAGAAAGACGGTACACTGTATGCGTTTACACAGTTCTTTATGCCACGGGGCAGGCTGGAATACTTACAGGCTACGGACGGCGTGCCGTATGACATATTCGTTAAAAAGGGGCTGATAACCTTAAGCGGCGAGAATTACGTAGATTACCACGACGTTTACGGCTGGTTTACTATGCTGCTGGAAGATTACGGCATACGACCGTTGAAAATCGGCTACGACAGATACAGCGCCCAGTACCTTATT